TGACCGACGAGCCCTGCACCACCATTCCCGCAGTCCGGATTGGAAACGCAGGGCCGTGGGTTGTTGCAGGGTCGAAGCCCGAATTGTTGTCGAGGCCTTCTCCCACCGTGACCACCACTGAGGTGAAGGGGACTCGAGGTAAGCACATGTCTGGGAAGACTCGGTCTGGGAAGCAGCGAGGTGGCGCAGATAGGGCCTCCGATGTCCTCTGGCTATCCACTGGTCGACGCCGCCTCACTATCGAGGAGTGTGCAAAACTCATGGATTTCCCAGACAACTACCCATTTGTGGGCACAAAAACTAGCCAGTACCGGCAAGTAGGAAACGCAGTAACCCCAATCGTTGCTCAGCGTATTGCTGAGCAAATTATAAAGAGCAAAGGAGGAAGCAATGCCTAGACCATTGGCTGTTTCAGATGAAGAGAAGGAAGAATTTATCAAGGACTACCGAGAGCTCGGCTCAATCCAGGCGGTCGCCGCTAAGTGGAACATCGCCACTCGTACCGCAGCAAAAGCGCTTGACCGATTTCAAATCAAGAGAGGGCGAGGGCGAAGGAGGAAAGACGAGTACCACCCAAAACTTGGAGTTTGGTCAGACCGGAAGATCGCGAAAGAGATGGGCATCAGCCACCAAGCCGTAGCTAGGGCGAGAACGTGCCGTGGCATTCCTCCTGTCCAGTTGTGGGTTGTCCCAGCAGAGAAAGAAGGGTAGTGTTTTTTCGCTAGCAACTCCGCAGACCCACCCCCCAGGACTCTCTGCGGACAAAGCCCGGTCAGAACCCCAATCTGACCGGGCTTTTGCTTTACTTGGTTCCGAGAGTCTCCCAAGGAGTCGGGTCTCGGAACCATCCTCCACCCGGCCTCCAGAAGGCAATCCCTGTTCCCGATGGTCCGTGCCTATTGGCTCTGACGAGGAGCTCCACCTGACTCGGTCGAGCAAAGCTCTCGTTGTAGTAAGCCTCTCGGTACACAAACACCACAGCGTCGGCGTCTTGCTCGACTCGTCCCGACCCACGGATGTCGGACATTACTGGTCGCTTGTCCGTCCTCTCTTCGCACCTTCTGTTGACCTGGACTAGGAGGACGATGGGTATCCCTAGGTCTTCCGCAAGGTTCTTAAATCCCTTTGATGCCCTACCAATCTCCTCCTCTTCTGTTCGCCCACCATCCATCTCGAGCAACTGCAGGTAGTCAACCGCAGCGGCCTTGATGCCAAACTTCCTGTGAGCAAACCGAATAGAAGCGCAGACGTTGTTGAATGAGCGAGCCCGGTAGTCAAAGAACATTGGAACGCCTGCCCATTCCCGAAAGACCTTCGCTGTTTCCTCGGCAAAGCCCATCGGGTCCGTCTGCTTGATGTCTGCGTCGGAGGATATGATCCGCCGAGCTAGCGCATCCTTGCCCATCTCTGCGCTGCAGAACAACGTCGGGCCATACTTCTTTGATACGTTGGCCATCAGGGACAAGGCAAGCTGGCTCTTCCCCATCTTTGGCCGACCACCCAACACAACAAGGTGACCCGGACCAGCCGCAACAAAGCGGTCAAGAGCATGGATGTCCCAAGTCAACTCAAGGTCCTCAGCCTCACCATCGAGGACAGCCTGCCTCCGGGCAGCCCAGTCCATCACAAGAGTCTCCGCCGTCTCGTACTCTGTCCCTATCCCAATACTCTCAGAAGACTCCTTTAGCGCCTCCTCAAGGGCAGCGTGAATGTCTGCGGTGCTGCTAGACGGGTCAGCCCCAACCTCCAGTGCGACGCGAGCTGCGTGGAGGATCTTACCCCTACGGTGCCCGGACAATATCCTGTCCACATAGTTGTTGATGTGGCTCAGAGACCCACACTTATTGGCGAAGGCGTTAAGCCAAGCCCACCCACCGTACCTCTTAAGCTCAGCCTCGTTCTCTTCGTAGATGAGAGCAATGTCGGGGACGACACCACGAGACAGGCCATCCCGAAACACACGCCACATAAAGCGGTGACCAGGTTGGGAGAAGTGCTCGTCCCTCAACCCGAGAGAGTCAGCCTCATAGAAGACCCGCTCACCACCAACAAAGACAGCCCCAACCACAGCTTGCTCCGAAGAGTTCGTACTGAAAGTTAACCGCTCCTGCTGTTCAACCATTGTATTACCTTCCTTTCAATGTCCGGAGACGGGACAGGTAGCCCGTACTCCTGCATGTAGTGAATGAGTGTCCCCGGCTTCATCGCCCTATCGAATCCGTCAAACTCGTCCTTATATCGAATCGCCGCTTGAGCATTCGCCTCGAGGTAAGACTCAAGCGAGGTTGTGATCCCTGCCCACTCAAGGGCCGACTCAATTCGACCAGGGAGTTTTGTTGAGGCGAGGATGTTGTTGAGCTTGTCGAGCTTCTTAGAGCGCTGAAACGAGTAGTCGCGAGACTCCTTCGCCCACCTCACCACCAAGCACAAATCGTCAGCACTGTGTTCCTTGAGAGCGTCCTCGACCATCTCCCTCCAGCTAGCGGGAGGAGTTGGCCTACTCCTAGGATGATAGTTCTTATATGTATTCCAAACTCTAGAGACAGCAGAACCAACATCTACATCTTCAACAACTGTCTGTTCTACTGTCTCCATACTTCCATCCTTCCAATGCCTACTTTCGCAAACACCTTGTCGAACAAAAGTTGTCAAAGTTTCTTGGGACACGCCTGGAAGTACGGATTTCCTTTCCGAATTAGGTACTTTCTGGTGTTTCGTGAAGTTTTCAATGTCTACAAAGTTCTTTCCGCCGACAACGTAAGGCCTCAGGCACCCGATGCTCTCGAGTTCAGAGGCAAGCGCCTTCACATCGAGCCCAGGCTCGTGTGGAAAAGCGTGTGCGTGAACCTGCATTGGGATCCACCGAAGCCGTCCCGACCTGTCCGCTAGCTGCCAGAGGGCAACGAACAAAAGGCGAGCGTGTGGGCTGCATGAGGCCAGCCCCTCGTGGTGAAAGAACTCAGGTTTAACGGATCGTATCCGGGCCATACCCCCTCCTCCGCATCAGGGGCGGGCAGATCGAACAGAGGCCAGCTCTTCATCGGTAAGCCAGTCATCTAGCTTCACGAGCCCACCTGTCGCCTCCTCAATAATTCGAGCGGCGGCTAGGCTCGGACGACGAACGCCCTGAAGCCACGAATCCAGGGTCGGAACTGCAGTCTGCAGAAGCGATGCCGCCTCTTTTCTTGTAATATCTTCACGGGTTATCCAACCCCGCAAAAGTGTTGTTCCACTTACGTTAATTGTCTTCATAGAGACCTCCTGGCAGGGATAGTAGTTGCTACACATTTGTAGTACAAGGCTTGACCCCGGAAAAATACTTTTGTATTGTCAGCGCACCCCCTCAGAGGAAGGAGAAACTCAGTGAGGGATGTCTTTACTTGCGAATTTTGTGACCACGATGCAGTGACCTTGCGCCCTTCCGGCGTGATGAGCTGCGAATACTGCGGAGCTGAACCAACTTATGAAAACAAAACATCCACGTCGATTGTCCCAATCGGAGCTCGTCACTTTTGGGCGATGTCCCAGGCTGCACAAATTCAAGTATGTGGAGCTTCTTCGTCCCCCTCAGACAAAGAGTATGCGGCGGGGGACTGCGGTCCACTATGGGGTAGAGAAGCGTGACCCCAAAGAGGCCTCTGATTACATCATGGCATTCTCGAACAACGTGTTCGGCAAGGATGCGCTGGATGAGTTGAGGATGACCGCTGCCGTTTGTGAGGCGATGGTCGAGGGCGCTCTGAGGTTGTGGCCAAGTTGGCCAGATGACCGGGAGGTCGAGTTTGACCTGCCCTTGATTAACCCCAAGACAGGTCGCCCGTCCCGAGCCCACCGGCTTGGTGGCGTCATCGACGGACTTGGTGAGGACTCGGTCACCGAGCTCAAGACCACGTCTAGGCTCGACTCGTCCTACATCGACCGGCTAGACATCGACTTTCAAGTCTCGACTTACTTGGAAGCGGCCTCTCGCTTGAAAGGTCGGCCAATCCGGAAGATGAACTACGCCATCATCCGTTGGCCGAGCAGTAAGAAGAGGAAGAACGAGACTCCCGACGATTACATCGAGAGGATCCAGCAGGACTATCGAGACCGCCCTGACTTCTACTACCACCACGAGGTGGTC